TTTTGTATTAATTCTACTCCTATGTTTAATATTTCTGGTAATAGTGTATCTGCTAATCCTAATACCAATTCTATAATTCCATCTAAGGCTATACTTATTCTTGGAACTATGTTTTCTGCCATTATCAATATGCTATCAACGAAATTTGTTATTAAACTATCGAAGTCAGCATTGTCATCAGCTATCCCTGTAATCAAATTTGACCATGAAGCCTTCATAGCATTCACGGATCCACTGATTGTTTGTGTTGCTTCTTTTGCTGTGGTTCCCATAGCCTCTGTAGCTTCTTCTAATGTCATTTCTCCTGATGCTACTTTCTCCATTGCTTCTTCATATGATAATCCTGATATTTTCATTTCAGTTTGTATGACATGTATTGCTTCATATACATCACTTAAGTTACTTATATCGTACTTTACTCCACTAATCTTTTGGGCATCTGCTAGAAGTCTTTCCATTTCGGTCTTCGAGCCACCGTATCCCAATTTTAGATTATCTAAAAGTCCATACTGTTGTTTCGCAAATCCAGCATATGCAGTCTTTAGGGTTTCTATATCTGTACCCATCTTGTTAGCATTATCTGACATGTCTGTTATTGCCATGTTAGCATACTCGGCTGATGCAAATGTATCTCCACCTAAGCTTTTAATCAAACTTGCACTAAATGAAGTTACTGTTTCCATATATTCATTTGCACTCATACCTGCAGTTTTAAATGCTTGACTTGCATACCAACCAACATTATTTTCAGCTGACATTAATCTTTTGAATTCTGCATCTACTTCTTCTACACTCTTTCCCATCATTTGTGCATATTCTTCTACACTATCTGCTGATGTTCCGAATAGTGTTTCTACACCACCAATTAATTGCTCATAATCAGCATAGCTTTGGATTGCTTGTTTTCCTAAATCAACAATGCCTCTAGCTATTGAACCCATGGCACTTGCTAACCCTTTTACTCCTGCAATTATTGCTTCACTTGTTAGGTTAGCTTTTATTAAATCTCCAAGTTTCAAAGTTTGTGTTCCAGCTTCTTTTTCTGATTGTGTAAATTCATCAATTTCCTTTGTGGCTTTCGACATTCTGGTTTCATTTTCTTTGATATTATCACTTAGATTTTTAATTTCATTTTTAAGTGTTTTAGCTTCTGTTGAATTCTTCCCCTGTTCTAAAACTACTGATGCATATTTATCTCTTAATGTTATTAATTGATTCTTCTGGTCTTCTATTGCATCATTCATCTTTTGATAAGAACTTCTATTATCTTCTAATCCACTTTCATTATTTTTTAATTCTGTAGTTAAATTATTAACTTCTGCCTGAGCTAGATTTAATTCTTTCTGATACTTATTTATTGTTATCTTATTTTTCTCATATTGAGATTCTGCTTTGGCTAATTCTGTTGATAATTCACTTACTATTTTTTCTTGAGCCTTTATCTCTTCAGAAGTTGAGGATGTGTTATTTTTTAATTCTTCTAGCTTCTTATTTTCTTTTTCTAGGCTTAACATCATATCCATCATTGCTACTGCATTTTTGTCCTGTTGTTTATTAAAGTCTTCTAATGCAGTTTTATATGTAGATATTTTTTTATTTCCTTCTTCTATCTCTTTATTAAGGACATTATTCCGAGAAGTTATGGCTTGAACTGATTTATCATTCTTATCAAATTGACTTGATACGACTTTCATTTCACTAGCCATAACTGTCAGATTACTTGTAATTGTTTTTAGAGCTTTTGTGTATTCACTTTCTCCTGTTAATTTAACAGTGCCTCCAAATGATCCAGCCATATACATCCCTCCTTCTTATAACCATTCCTCTTCTTCCATTGTCATTTCCTCTAATTTCTGATAGCTGATTTTTCTTAATTTGAAATCATAAAATCTTTGGTAATGATAATAGAGATTTCTAAATTTTCTATATGTAAGTCTACCTACTTCTTTAGCTGATAGACCTAGCAGATTTATTCCTGTAAATAAAATCCACGAGAAATCGATTGGTTCATCTTCCTCGTGGACTATATGTTTTTTGGGTGATCATCTTTAACACTCTCTGTAATTGCCTTATTCAGCTTCTTAGCTGTTTCTTGCACTCCAACTCGTGTTATTAGCCTACCCACTTGTTTTTGTGTCAACAACGGCTTATTTATGCCCTTTTCATCGTTATCTATTTCTATGGCTTCATTTATCATTTCTGTAAAGCCAAATATTAGGGCTTTAGCATTCGGTTCTTTGCCACCTTTATTATCAGTCAGTTTTCCCCACTTTTGTACTGTGCCATATTGCTTCTGTATGGCTTCCATTACATTCAAGTTAAATACTAATGCATATTTTTCATTTTCTATTTCAAATTCAAATTTATAGTCTTTCATATTTCCTCCTAAATATTAAAGGTGGACATTTATCCACCTTATGCTTTCTTTGTAAATAATCCTTCTAAATACTCAACAGCTTCATTGAATGTTGCAAATGTTTGAGTCTTAGACCATGTACCATCTTCTAATTTTAAGACTGTACCTTCTAAAGTAGTTGTAGTGAATTCTACACTTTCTCCTTTAGTTTTTTCATCTGGTAGAGCATCTTTAAATTTTACTTTACTTAAAAACTCTACTTTGTATTTGTATACTCCATTTACTACTTTTGTGATTATTCTTCCAAACCCTACATATGGAGCTTTATCTGTATCTTTACGAACTATTTCTCCTGCTTCTGATATTTCATGACCTGTTAAGTCTGAATAAGTTTGGTCATCATCCTCATCAACTGTAATATTTACTGTTCCTTTTTTGAATGTATAATCACTTTCTGCTAATGCATCATCAGCATATAATTCTGCTGAATTCAAATCTAATGAAACCTTACAGTCAACAGCTTTTCCTGGTGTTTTAACCTCAGCATATGTTTCTGTTTCTTCATCTAAGATTCCATATCTAAAATTTCTTAACCCTATTCTTGCCATTTATATTTCCATCCTTTCTTTTGCAAATTCTAAAGTTTTATGATATAGCCCTGTATCGTTTTCATACATGTCTGGGCTACTACCTGTTCTTATGAAGTTATTTTCCTTCATCACTTCTTTTATTCTTTTTTCTATTGCTAAATAATTCCCATTACTAAATATATCTATATCAATGTAAGCTACACTTCCCACTTCTTGGTCTTCTGCAAACAATGCAGGATCATCATCTGTAAAAGCATAAGTAATATATGTTTTACTTTTTCCGGTGTATGTTATAAACTCTGCCGGTATCTTTTTACCTTCTACTATAAAATTATCGAAGATAGATTTTATTAATTCATAGTCATTCATTTAATATATTTCTCCTGAGCTTTTTTCATAGCATTTGTTATTGCTGATTCCTGTCTGAATGCTTTTCTGAAGAATGGTTTCTTCTTTTCTCCTCGGCTAGTACCATACTCTCTGGCTAGTGCCTTTAATGGAATTGGTATTCCATCTTCATCGTATCCATAAAATCCAACTTTCGTATTTATTCCATCATCACTTGGTGTCCTATATGATTTTGTAATCTTAAGTCCTTTTTCTAATGACTCTGTACTTTTAAAGCTAGACTTCATGTTTGACTTAACTTGTTTATACACAACCTCAGCTCCTGCTCTGGTCATATCACTTAGCATTTCTTCAGTATTGGCTTCTAATTCCTGGAATGATTTTATTAGCTCATTAGGAAGTTCAACATTAAATCCTGCCACTATTTTGTTACTTCTTTTGCCTGGATTTCTAATTCGATATTTTCTTCATCAATGTTATTCAAGTATTCTATGGTATATCTTTTATTGTTAAATGCAATTATCATATCCCTGGTTATTTCTGTCTTTGGATAACGAATTGTGAAGTTAGTATAGGCTTTTTCAAAATCACTATTACTTGCTATCAAAGTAAATCCTTTAGTTGTTTTTACTTTAGCCCAAGTAGTTAGGACGAGAGTGTCTTCTGGATTCTTAAATCCTGCACTATCATCCTTTATAGCTACTTTGTATATTGATATTTTTTTACTATAATCTCCTGGGTTTAACATATGTTATTTCTGGAATGCATTCCAAGTATGGTTTCTACAACTTTATTTAGATTATTTTTATCTACATATAAAGTTCTGTTATCATACATGTCCTGGCATAAAATAAAAACGACAATTAAAAAATCATCGTATTCATCTAAATCCTTTACTCCTGTATTTTCTGTTATAAATTTTTTAGCAATAGTTATTAAAGCAGTAAGCAATTTCTTATCTGCTTCATCTACTTCTTGTAGTCTGATATAGTTAGCTATATCGTTTTCTGTTATTGTACTTACTTTCATTAGTTTCCTCCTTCTTCTGAGGTCTTGCCTGAACAACTAATGACCTTATTTATCTTTTTGATTATCATCTGGATCTGTTGGTGCTTCTGGATCCTTTTCAGTTTCTTTTGTAGCTTCTGCTAATTGAGTTTTTAACTCTTCGATTTCTGTTTGTAGTTTTTCCAATTCTTTCTTTAGAGATTCATTCTCTTTTTTTAATTCTGCTTGATTTTTATTTTTTTCAGTATATTCTTCTATGTAACCAGCTTTTAAAAGGTCACTGATTATTGCCTTATCTTTTAATTCAATAACATGACCTTTTGAGCCAGATACTTTTCCACTAAAACTTTTTAATACTGTAAACATTATTCAGCAGTTCCTGGGCAAACTAATTTAGAAATCTTTTGAGCATCTTCAACTTTAGCATCGAATTCCATCCATGCTACTACACCAATAGCATGTTGGTCAGCATATTTTTCTCTTAGAACTTCCATTTCAACTTCTTCTGTGAACTTAGTAGCTAATCCTGATAAATCTCCATAGAAGATAGCTGTATTTCCTGCTCCGATATCTTTCATGTTATCTGTTTCATAAACAGGTTTTCCTAACAATGTATATCCGAAGTCACTTGTAATATCATCTTGAAGTAAGTATCTATCGTTAGCATCTTTCAATAATGAAATTGCTGTTAATGTTTCTGGTGACATTAACCATACAGCATTCTTTTGGAATTTTTGTTTTACCTTTCTTTTTGTTTTGATGATTTCATCTGCTGTAATAGCATTTGCACTTTCAGCTGTAACTACTAATTTTACTCCTTTATCTAATCCTGTTACTTTTCCTTCTGTACCATTTAATAATTCGTTTTCCACGAATAATGCAATTGATTCAGACATAATATTGATAACTTCATTTACGATATTGAAATCACTATTATTTACTAATGATTTTGAAATCTTAGCTAATGCTCCTGCTAAGTGACCTGTTAATTCAATGCTAGTGAATTTTCCTACATTACTTTCTAATGATTTAAATTCTGTAGCATATGCCATATTTACTTTTGCATCTGATGTTTCAGAATAATATGGAATTTCTAATTTTCCTTTGATGTTATATTTTGTTGATTTTTCTAAAATTGGACAAATGTCATAAACTTGTTTAATAATTTTTTTAGCAATAGTTACTGGAATTACTGCTCCATTATCTCCCTTTGTTAAATTAACATCTGCTCTTTCTTCTAATACAACACCTCTAATATAACTTTCAAATGCTTTTTCTTCTTGTAAAGCTCTTTGTTCATTTTCTTTCATTTCATCTTCCTCCTTCTTTTCTTCTTCTTTTTGTTCTGGTGCTGGTTCTTCAGTTAACTCTCTTCCTTTTGTAATGGCTGAGATTGTTTCATTGATTAAACCAATTTCACTTTCTAATTTTTTAAATAATTCATTCTCATCTTCTGTGAATGCTCTTTCTTCTGCCTTTACTGTATTTAGTAAAGTTTCCATTTCAGTTTGCTTTTCAGCTCTTTGTTCAGTTAATGCTTTAAGATTCATTTTTTATTTCTCCTCTCTTATCTTTCTTAATCTTTCTTCATAATCTGAATAATCTATTTCGACAACTTCCTTATCGGCATGTTGTTCAGGCTCCTCTTTGGTTTCCTGTCTTACATCTATCGTTTGAGATTCTTCTCCACGATATTCAATAAGTTTTACTTGGTCATCTCTCATTTCAATGCTAGTTCCGATGTATGCCGGATATTTCCTATCATCAATAATTGAGACTTCTAGAAGATCCAAATCTCTGACGATTCTTTCTTCTATTCCATCATCATTGACTTTTCTATCTTCTTTGTTACATAAAAAGCCAAATGACCAACCTCTTAATTTGTTGTCTTTGGCTTTCTGGATTACTTCTGGATCCTCGACTTCTACAATGGCTCTTAGTCCAATGTTGTCTTCATATAATTTAGCTTTACCACTTTTGGTATCAGCTAACTCTCTATCTCTTTCGTGATTTAATAAAACCAAGACATTTTCTGCTTTTTCTAAAGCTCTTTGAAATACTCCTGATCTAATTCTTTCTACGAATTGTCCTCTGGTATCACATAGGACTTTGGATGTTCTTTCTACTGCATTGACATAGCCATCTATTACGATTTTTCCATTCCTAACTTCCACCTTCATCTGTACCACCTCCTTCTCCGGTGCTATGCATATCTACGATTGAATTTGTATTAGGTGTATAGTATTGTCCTGTTGTAGTGTCGAATACTACATTTCCAAGATTTAAAGTTATGACATCAAGTCCTTCGATGCTGTCATAGTCCTCTAGGTATCTAATTTCATTTTTAGATATCCATCCTGTTTCTGATGCTATCTTGTAGGCTTCATATCTTTCTTTAATGTTTCCTCTACTTATCTCCCTGGTATCAAATTCAAAATAAAAAGACTCCTTCTCTTTTTCGAGTAGTAAGTCTTTGTTCAAAGCTATTTTGATTGCTGTTAGTATCGGCATAATAGCTTCCTTCATAAATTCATCAAAGTTTTCTTTGTTATGGAATATGTGGTCTATTTCTTCTTGTAGTGTCTTCTTTCTTTCATTTAATTGAAGTTCTACTGTGGTACTGGAACCTTCTTTAAAATCCATACCTTCATTCAAGACAATTGCATTTTCACTTTTGTTTGAATATAAATTAGACCATGCTTGTTTTAATAATGCTATTTCTTTTTCTCCTAACTTTCTTTGTGAAGTTATAAATCCTTTTTTTGCTCCACCTGTTTTTACCAAGCCAAGCTCGTACATTAATGTCTGGTAGGCATTTTCTATTGCAGTTGATACTTCTCCTATTACACTTTTTCCTGAGCCACCATTCTTGGTGCTTCTTAGTATTGTAATGAAGTTAAATGTTTCATATGTTTTGCCATTTACCATGTATGTTATATCTTTAAAAATTGGATCTGTATTTGTATTGATTGAGACATGTGATGCTTCTACATATCTCAGGCTTTTAAATTTATTCTTTGGTTTTTCTATAAATAAATATCCACCTTTATCTAACAAATAATCTTGTACCCATGCTTTTCTTAATTGAAATGCATCTAATGTATCTCCAGGATCTACATTCAGTAATTTGATTCTCGGATCATCTTTTACTTCTTCTACTTTTGTTTTTCCTGTTTTCTCATCCTGCACTTCACGATACAACCTTATTGGTATCATTGCTACGGTATTACATATTCTATCTACTGCACTTGCTACTGCCGGTAATGACATAGCTTTGTCTTTATCAATTGTTTCTCCTCGTAGAATAGCTTTTAGTAATACATCACTTGCAGATTCTTCTGTTTGTGGTGCTGGTGTTTCTTCTTCAGCTCTTCTTCTGAATAAATCTCTTATTCTCATTTTTCCACCTCCTTTACTCAATTACCTGTACAAAGAAGTCATCATTTTCTAGGAATACATCTTGTTGTAGAAGGTGTACTGCATTTATTAATGCTACTACCATATCTACTTTTCCCTGGCTTCTTTTCTTTGTTATGTACCTATTCATGTTAGTGTCATAGGTGCATCGTGCATTTTCGAAGTTGATTTCTAATAATTTATTTTCTTCATATCGGAACTTACGATCCAATATTTTTTCATATAATAATTTCGTTGGACTATGTAATGTGTCACTATGTTGTCTTACAACTATTGTGTTATACTTCTTATCCCATTTTTGAGCTGATGATAAAGCATTGTATCGGTCATATCCTATTGCCATTATTGTTACTTTATATTTCTCTTCTATCTGGAATACGAAGTCTTCTATAATTCCATAGTCAACGGTTTTATTTCCACAGGCTATACACTTCATTGTTTTAATGAAATCATAGTAGTTAATTCTTTCAAACTTATTTTTTTCTTCTATTCTTCCTTCTGGAATAAATGCAAATACATCTGCAAGTATTTCATTATCATCTTCTGATACCATTGCTACAGCACAGTTATCATTGGTCATGGCTAAGTCTACTCCTATGTATACTTTTCTTCCTGTCCAATTGATTTTTGCCACCTTACAGCTCATTACTTCATTAACATCAATGTAGCTTTCTGTTCCCATTCCCTGGTATATGATATTGCAGTGTTTAGTCAGGAAGTTTTCTCTTACTGATTCTACTGCTATTGCCTTAGCTCTTTTCTTTACTAAGTCTTCCCAGATTTCTGGTATTTCTAAAGCTACAGGATTTGATTGTTTCAATACTGTGTCATCTACTGTCCAATTATTTATTGTTTCTTCATCTGGTTCATATAAAAGTGCAAATATAGTTTCATCTGGTTCTATTCCATCTAAGACTCTTTTGGCATATGACACTTCATCTTCAAATGGATTATTGATTGTAGGATATTTAGTCGATATTATACAACCCAATTTATTTAGGATATTCAATTGTCCTGACCTCATGGATTCTATTGCATATGGATTTGGTAATGCTCCTACCTCATCTGCTAAGAATACATTTGGTAATTTTCCATCCATACGACTTGATGAATAGTTCAATGGATAATATCTGCTTTCTGTTAAATTGAATTGTATGTAATCTCTTAGTATCTTAAATCTTTTACTTTCTTTGTGTAGATAAATAAGTGGACTTGATTTTAATGTTTCTTCTATTGCCGTTTTAACTTCACGAGATAACGATCCATCTGGAGCTACTGAATAAAACTTTGAATACTTTGGTTCCAATAAAAAAAGCAAGATAAATATCGTTGCTATTGTATATGTTTTAAAGTTCTTTCTGGCTATCTCAAGTATAGCTGTTTCGTATCTTCTTTTCTCTGGATTGCTTCTATAAACAACACATAGAATTGATATGTAGAATACCCATTGGTATCCACATGAGCATTGGTATATTGTCTGTCCTGCCTTTAAACCTTTAGGCATTATTAACAGCTTCAGGATTGATTCTATCTGCTTTACTTTTTTCTCATTGATTTTATATTTTGGGTTCTTATTATCTGCTATCTCCAGAAAGCTCTCACATTGTTTTATTACATACTTTGGTGCTGTTACTTTTCCGGATACGACATCCGATGCATATTGGTATGCTTTATTTTTCAATTGAGCCACCTGCTATTATTTGTAGCAGTGGATCATCCTCTTCTGTAACATCATCTTTTCTTAGTGAGATGATTATTTTCATCAATGTACTTACTGTTTTATTTGCACTGTCTGTGGTTCTGTTATAGTCAGATATTGCTGGATGTGAATACACATTCTTTCTGCCTTTAACATATTCTTTTGTGACTAATGTGCCATCCTCTTTTATTGTCTTCTCCAGGTCATTCAATATTTGCAATTGCACCTGGTATCTTTTAAAAGTTGTAAGGAAGAAGAAGTTTTGTTCTACTCCATGCTGTTCTGCTATTCTTAGGATTTCCTGTGCCTGTTCATTTAAGGACATTTTATTCATGAGTTATTCCTCTAAAATAATCCCCACTCAGCAAACTTTTCAAATCCACCAATTTTTTCAATATACTCTCTGGCTTCTTCTACTATTTCACTATATGGTTTTCCATCTATAATTTCATCTCCAATTGCACAGCTGAATTGTACAGGTTTCTTTAGTTCTTGAGCTTTTCTAAAGGCATAGATATTTACTGACACATCTGCTTTTGATAAGTCTTTTCCATGTAATCCTCCTCCGGTTACACTTTGTGCCATATCAGATCCTAGCTTTCTATTAGTTGCTCCTGTATCTACATTTATTCCTCCTGTCCAATATCCCAATGGATTTACTATTGCATTCGGATAATCCTCGTAGATATCATTTTCTTCTGTATTACTTTGACATATTATTAATCTATCTCCATCTAATATGTATTTTCCATCGAATGGATTCTTAGCATATATGTCTTTTGCATAGCTTGATAATTTTATTTCTTCTTCTGTTAATGGTACACCTTTAAATATTCCATTATCTCCACATCTAACTTTTCCTGATTGATTTTTAGCTAGATGTTCATCTTGTTTTTCTACTACTAAGTCTAATGCTACATTTCCGGCTATTCTTTTTACTGCCTTTTCTACTTCATCTGCTGTGAAGCTTTCTGATGATTCTATAATCACATGACATACTCCATGTCCTATTAAAACTTCTACAGCTACTTTTGGATTATTATTTTTTCTGTATGCTATATCTACTATAGCTCCTGCTATCCTATCTGCTATTTTATCCGGATGAGCTGGATTTACTTTTTCTATCATTCTGTTTCCTCCTCTAATTCTTTTTCTGTTACTACACCTTCAATTATCTTTACTGCTGTTTCTCCTGTTAAGGTTTCCCAACGGTCAATTATTACATCTACATATTTAGGATCTAATTCTATGGTGTAACAATTTCTTCCTAAATGTTCACAGCTTATTAATGTTGAACCTGAACCACCAAAAAAGTCGATTACATTTTCTCCCTGTCTACTACTATTCTTTACTAATCTGCTGATTAGTTTAATTGGTTTCATAGTTGGATGTACATCATTCTTTTGTGGCTTATCTTCATGTATTACTGTTGTAGGTAATTTGTCAGCCAAGATTTCTTCTACTAATTCTTTTAATTCATCTTTGGTATATTTATCCAAATCTGCTTTATCTTCGAATACTGTAGTTTGTGTTCTGTCATTTATAAAATAATGACCGGCTCCTTCCTTCCACCCATATAGACATGGTTCATGCTTCCATTGATAATCTTGTCTTCCAAGTACCAATGCATTTTTTACCCATATTAGATTTTGTTTTACCTGTCCTCCGGCATCTCTTAATGCTTTTCTAAAATTATATCCTTCTGTATCTGCATGGAATATATAATATGCTCCACCTTCTTTTAATACTCTTAGCATTTGTTCATAAAAAGCATTCAAGAATAAGTAGAATGATTCATCATCCATATTGTCATTAAGGATTTTATTCCCATTTTCTCTTTCTTTTCCATATCCGGTTTCATTGATTGAGCCATAGTTAACATTGTATGGTGGATCTGTTACACATAAATCCATTACTGCTCCATCTACTAACTTATCAATATCTTCCTGGCTTGTACTATCTCCACACATTAATCTGTGTCTTCCTAGCTGATAAACATCTCCTGGTTTAGCTTTAGGTATTTCCGGTAATGATGCTTCTACATCATAATCATCTTCCTGGAATTCTATATCTTCCTGTGTAAAATCAAAATCATTGATATCAAATCCTGCTAATGAAACATCAAAATCTAATTTGTCGAGTGCTAGGATTTCTTGTCTTAGTATTTCATCATCCCACCCTGCATCTAATGCTAACTTATTGTCAGCTAGTATGTAGGCTCTTTTTTGTGTTTCTGTTAAATCTTCAATAAATAAACATGGAACTTCTTCCATTCCTAATAATTGCCCTGCTAATACTCTTCCATGTCCTGCTATGATTCCATAGTCACTGTCTATCAGTACCGGATTAATAAAGCCGAACTCTTTTATTGAGTTAGCTATCTTCTCAACCTGTTCCTGGCTGTGAGTTCTGGCATTGTTTTCATATGGCTTCAGGGCTGATATTTTTACATTCTCATATCTCCTCATCTTATCCTTCCTTTCCAAAAAACTCATGTAAAAATTAAAATTGTGTGAATGTAGGTGGGCTGTGGGTGGATAAAAAATAAAAAGAATTGCTTTAATTATGCCTGGGGGGTTCTATATTTCCTGGCTACTATCTCTTGCAATTCTTCTCTACTAATCTTATTGTCTTCTGCCATCTTATGATGCATATTGCATAATGTGATTAGATTTTCACTATCTAGCTTTTTATCACTGTCTTCTTCTATTGGTATGATATGATGTACTTCTAATTGGTTATAGTTATATCTGTAGAATGTATCATACTTACCCTCTAGACATATCTGGCACAGATGCTTATCTCTGGCTCTTATCTGATTTCTTTTTTCCTTCCACTCATATGTATCCCTGAACTTATTAGCTGTTGTTCTAGGCTTCTTTTTGTTCCTATAACAGGTCTTATTGATGTCATGGATCCTTCCACATACTGAACATGTCTTCATCATATTCTTCACACCCTTTGTTGCATAAAAAAAGATTACCCTTTTGGATAATCCTCTTATGATATCATTATAGCAGATACCTAACTGCAAAATACTGCAAAGTTTAATCTAACAAATAATAATAGATAATTTATTTTTTAAATCGCTTTATTCTTCTGTATAAAAAGTAACAGCCACCAATCCATGGTATTAACGAAAAAGCTAATGCTGTATAATTTTTATTTATAATATTTGCATAATCCCAATAAATAAGAAAGCCAAAAAAATATATAAAGAAAGCAATCACATTTATTATTGCAAATATCTTAGCTAATTTTTTCTTTTTAAACATTACACATATATTTCTTATAAAAAAACTTATTGCAAAAAGTAAAAATGGTATAACTATGATTCTTGTTAATAAATCTTTTGTTGTGATCAGAACATAACTTAAAAGAATTGATACTATTATTGCTGTTATAGTTTTCTTTATATTATTTAAATTCACATTACCACTCCTCATATATTTTTATCAATATTAATCTACAACAATTTTCACTCCATAATATGCATTACCTTGAGAATATTTTGCAACGATTTCTAATACATATTCTCCTTTTTGCATACTTCCCAACATTATTGTATTATTATCAAATGAAATCTTCTTGATTTTTTCTGTTTTATTCATATCATAAATATTAGCATTTATAATTGTTGCATTTTCTGAATCTATTTTTATATTTGAGTTGTTATATTTTAATGTGTTTACATCATTATATTTAATTTGACTTGGGTGTAAAGAATCTGCTGTAATAATTTCTTCTTTTCCATCTTTAATTATTTTCCAACTATGAGTTCCAAGTAATGCTTTAGCTTTTGTTGTTTCTCCATCTAAATATACAAATAATTCTGGTGGTGTTTCTTGATACATTTGGAACTTTTCCTCTTTAATATAACTAATATTAAACTTATCTAAAATTTGTATATCTATATGATTATTTTTTAATGCTTCACTTATTAATTCTTTAGTACCATCATCATATTTTACTATCATATATTTATTTTTTATACAACTCCAAAAATAATCATATTTTTCATCTTCATAAAATTTCTCTAAAGCATCATCACAAGCAAAATCTTTTTTATTCTTAGTTTCATCAACTAATGTATAATTTCCACCTTCATAATTACATGAATAACTAAATCCTTTTATGACTGTGTCATGTTTCCCATTTCCACAATGATGTGTATCTACTAAAATTCCAACCTTTTTCATATTTCTGGTTTGAATTCCTATGATTGGATTATTATCAAATACTAATGCTTGAATTGAATCCAATAAAATTATTCCAACAATTACACCAAGAACAATTAAAATTCTTTTTAAAATCTTTTTCATTTTTTCTCCTATCATATGATTACTTTAAACCCTCTTTATAATCAGCAACCATTTTTAAAAACTTATCCAAATCTTCATCGGATATTTCTGATTGTTTTCTTCCTTTTTGAATTTCTTTACAACTTTCTTTTATGTAATAAACATCTTTTCCTATTGTTATTTTGTGAGTATTGATACCATAACATAATTCCCTATTGTATTTTGAATCTTTTAATAAATTAACTACAAATTCAATATCTCTAGTTCTTGTAATTTGTACTTTTTCTCCATCCATTAATAATTCAACATCGATGCTTTCTTGATTTGACAATTTATAATTCATAAACCAACTGCCATATTTAACACCTAAACTATTTTTATATGGTTCTTTTGGACTTACTGCTGGATATCTTACAACTTTATATCCTAATCCCCAATAAGTAATTTTATTTCCTCCATCTGTAGTTATTTTTATTACAAATTTTGGTTCAACTCCATTTCTTACTCTCGCACTAT